TAGAGTTTTGGGAGAAACAAACATTCATAGATACTGCAACAGAAGATGAGTATGTCGACAAACATGCTCTAATGTTTGGAGTAAAAAGAAGATCAGGAACTAAGGCAAAAGGAACTGTTAAAGTAATAGGAAAAGCTAACTCTGTAATAGAAGAAAATACAATATTTTTGAATAGAGATGGTATAAAATACAAATCTTTAAGAAAAGAATACTTGAGTACAACTGGAGTTGCAGAAATAGAAATAGAATGCTTATCTGAAGGAAAAATAGGTAATGCTGCAATAGGAGAAATTACAACTTTTGAAATTCAAAATAGTAATATTTACAGTGTTATAAATGAAAAAGAAATTATAAACGGATATGATAAAGAGCCTAATTCTGTATTAGTTGCAAGAGCAAAAGAAAAGGCAACAAGACCTGCTCACAGTGGAAACATCTATGATTATGAACAATGGGCAAAACAAGTTGATGGAGTTGGAAAAGTCTTAGTAAAACCCCTTTGGAATGGAAACGGAACTGTTAAAGTTCTGATTGCTAACTATAATAATGATGTTGCAGATTCATCTCTAATACAGAAAGTTAGGGAAAGAATACAAAGAGATGATGGAAGACCAGTCGGAGCTGATGTTACTGTTGACAGTTTTACTGCTAAAAATATAAATGTGAGTATACAAGTTATATTGAAAGCAGGTTTTTCCATATCTGATGTAAAAGAAAAAATTGAATCTCTTTTGAAAGCTGTTATAAAAACTGGAAGCGCTACATTTGAAAAAGCTAATAAATCTATATTATCTATTAATCGTTTAGAGAAAGCTATTTTAGAAATAGAGGGGATAAATGATAACTTTGTGAAAGTAAACAATTCTAATTCTAACTTAGAAATAGCAGAAGATGAGATATTGATAGTTGGGACAGTGGTTATAAATGAGTGATAGATTAATAAAAAAAGTATCCAAAATAGCTAGAAACAGTTTACAAAAAGATTTAATCAGAACATTAGACTTAATCTGTGAATATGCTAAAAATGATATACAGAAATACAAAGAGCTATTATTTATAGCTTTTTTTAATGAACAGCAAGTAGCAAACTATGAAAGATTTATGGAACTAGATTATAAGAGTGGTTGGAGTTTACAAGATAGAAAAGACAGAATTATCTATACTTTACTATCAAAAAATATTTTTACTCCACATGTATTAAAAGAGCAAGCTAAAATATTCACAAATGGAGAAATTGAAGTTATTGAAAATTACAATGATTATTCTTTTATAATAAAATTTATATCAGTAGTCGGAATACCATCTAATTTGGATAACTTTAAAAACTTTATTCATATTAATAAACCAGCTCATCTAAATTTCAGTATTGAATTTAGATACAACATACACAATCAAGTGGCTTATTTGTTGTATAATTCTTTAAAAGAAAAAAAACATAAAGAAATTTATGATACTAGACTTTATAATGATTCTGATGTTGCTGGAAAATACCATAAGCATATTGAATTAAGTTCTATGAAACATACATCTTTAAAAACTATAAAAAATAGGAATATTTATGATGAAAGGAGATAAAAAATGGCAGATTATACTAAATATCTAAGATTAATAAAACCAGGGGGAAATGATTATTATAACATAGATGATTTTAATCAAAACTCAGAGTTGATAGATAAGGAAACAGAGAAATTAAATAATGCTGTTACTAAAATTCAGGAAGGGGCAACAAGAGAAAAAGCAGGGATAGTACAATATGGAACTACAGAGGGGAAAGCTCTGGAGGGTATGATGTTAGCTAGAATGTTTGGATGTGTTGGATATGGAGGAGACATTCAAGATGCTGGAGTTAAGGACATTAACTATATATATTATGATAGAAACACAAGAAAAATGTACAAGTGTTTAAATCAAAATTCGGATGTATCCGCAAATGTGGCTAATTTTATTCCATTGGATAACAACTCACTTTTGGATAGATTGGAAAATTTAATTAGTTCTAAAATAGAAGAGAATAACACTATTCTTAAAATTGGAAATGTAATTATTGAAACTATTTCTGTTCCAGGAAATGCAGGAATTAGGACAGCCTCAATAAAAACAAACTTTAAGAGTATAATTTTCGCATCGTTAACACCATATATCACATACGGGCAACAAGTGGATAGTGCCCAATCAATTCATGATGATTATGGATATATTATTGCAAATAAGTTATTACGTTTTTACTGTAACGGTAATCAAACTATTAATGCTTGTATTGTAGGTTTAATCTAAGAAATAGTTACTATATTTATTCACTTGTAATATAAGAAAAATTGATATGTTGTTGAGCTTCAATTTTTCTCTGAGCTGCCCCTAAGAATGCTCCAACACGTACATCTCCATTAGATTTTATAGTAAATCCAGGGTCTACCCATACCTCTTCTGAAGGTCTATATGGTAAATTTCCAATAACTGTTCCAGATGTATTTATATTGTTGTTTAAACTTAGATTAATAACTCCACTGAAATATACATTTTTTCCAACTTTAACAACTTGAATTAATCCAAAGTATTTTAAAAATTCTTGATCTACATCTGATTTTCTTAAAATTGTAACTTTGGATAAATTTTCCAGACTATAAATTTTATATAATATCTATATCAATTTTTTGGAGGGATATTATGAATTTAGTAGTATTAGAAAATTTAAAAAAGGAAAATGTAGAAGTTTATTTGGAGTATCTAAATAGTTGTAAGAGTAGTAATTGGGAGACTTGGGAGACTACATACAAAACGTACTGTAACAATTTTAAATTATTTCTAGTTTGGTTTCAGAAATCTTATAAAAATAAGTTACTTTTAAGTAAAGAAACATTACTAGAAATGCCTACTATAATGGAAACTTACAGGAATTACTGTAGAAGCTTAGGAAATTCTAAAAGAACTTTAATGAATAAAACTACAGCAATATCAACATTTTATGCTTGGTGTGTTCGTAGAAATAAGATTAAATATCATCCTTTTGACAGTAAATTAGATAAGCTTAGATTCACAGAAAAAGATAAGGTTAGGAGCAGTTATTTTCTTACAACTGAGCAAATTTTAACAGTTCGTTTATATATGCAAGTAGAGAGTAAGAAATATGACTTGCAAGATAGGATATTATGGGAATTATTCTTAGACAGTGCTTGTCGGATTAGTGCTATACAGAGTTTAAAGATGGAACAACTAGACTTGGAAAACGGTTATTTTAGAGATGTAAAGGAAAAGGAAGGTTATATAGTAAATGCATTCTTTTTCCAAAAATGCAAGGAATTAATAAAAGAATGGATACAGTACAGAGCAGAAAATGGGATAGATGTGGATTGGTTTTTTGTTACTAAGTATGGAAAAGAGTATAGGCAAATGACACAAGGAGCAATTAGAAATAGGATTAGAAAGCTAGGTATGATATTAGGGATAGAGGATCTATATCCTCATACTTTAAGAAAGACAGCTATTAATTTAATAAATAATTTAGCTGGGTTAGGATTAGCTAGTAGCTATGCAAATCATAGTAGTAGCGGAGTTACAAGCAAACACTATATAGCTAAAGCAAATCCAACAGAGGTAAGAAATAGCATTATAAATGCTAGGAAAAAATTAGGTATTTTTTAGTTTAATATTATAGAGATTTTTAAATTTATTCAGATTTTTAATGGTTTGAATCACACTTTGAAGCTATTTGATAACATTTTCTTAGCTTTTGATAACAAGAATAAGTTAAAAAATAACTTCAAACTTAATAAAAATAACATTAATTTCTTTATAAATTTAAAAATCTATTAACATTTTGAAAGGAGAAAAAAATGAAAACAATAAATTTTTACAAAAAAGAAAAATTGATATTTTCTGTTTATGCAGAAAGTTTAGAAGATGTCTTAAAATCACCTCTATCATACTTCAATGGTTATACTCAAGATATGATAATTACAGATATTACATATCAATATCCGTTTTACAAAGATGATGTATTAAGAGAAATGACAAGAGAAGAAAAGGTAAGAGCTGGAATAGAAGTACAACTGGAAGATGGAGAAATCATAAAAGATAAGAAAATTATAACAGTGCCAAAACCAAGTGGAAATCCTAAATATCTGAGTTGGAATAGAGAAAAAGGCTTATGGTTGTTAGATAATGAAAGAGAATATCAGGACTATATGAATTTAATAGATGACTTAAAAGCAAAATCTCTGGAATATGGGTTTGATTACAAAGTTGAAAACAAGGAGCATAGGCAAAAATGTAGAGATGCGGATATATCAAAAATGGTATCTGTAATTGTATCTTTACAACTTGCTAAAAGTATGGGAGTAGACAAAAAAGTAACCTGGTATTTTGAAGATAATGTTGGAATGTCTGCAGGTCTACAAGAATTAGGTCAATTAATGCTGTATGGAACTACTTTTGTGCAGTCAGTTTATGACACAGAAAACTATTTCAAAACTAAGGTCAACCCAAAAGAAGTTACAAAAGCTGAATTTGAAAGTAAGAGAAAAGAAATACATAATACACTAGCAAAAGTCTAATTTAAAGAGTTTCTATTATTAAAGGTAGTTTTATATAGCTACCTTTTTTTAATGGCTTTAAATGGCAAATTACGAGGTCAGTTTAATAATTTTTATATAAAGAAATAAAGGAGATGGGAAAAATGTATAAGTTTTCTGAAAGAAGTAAAGCAAAACTTGCAACAGTAGATATAAAACTTCAAAATCTTATGAATGTAGCTATTAAAGAAAGCCCTTATGATTTTTCTATAACAGAAGGAATTAGAACACTAAAAAGACAAAAAGAATTAGTTGCACAAGGGAAATCAAAGACTTTAAAAAGCTATCACTTAAAAGGAAAAGCAGTAGATATAGCCATCTGGATTGATGGGAAAGTAACTTGGGATTTTAAATATTATAAAGAAGTTGCTGATTGTGTAAAAGAAGTAGCAAGAAAATTAGGTTATGTAATTACTTGGGGTGGAGATTGGAAGACATTTAAAGATGGTCCACATTTCCAAATTGAAAACTAATTAATAAACAGTCTGGCCAGGCAAATTTATTATAAAAATTAAAAAACTTTAGGAGGTTTAAATTATGAAAGATTTAGTAGTTGGATTAATTTTAAAATTATGGGCATTTTTAACAGGGTTTACTTTGGAACAATGGTGCTGGATGGCATTAGCTGCTGGAATAGTTGCTTATATGGTTTATAACAGAAAGAAGTATGTGCAAATATTCGATAATGCAGTGGTGTATGCAGAAACATCTTTTAATTATGGGGATAATCTTAAAAAGCTAGATGGAGCAGTAACATTTATAATAGAAAGAACAAATAGCCTACCATTTATAGCTAGGGTAGTAATTAGAAGATTTTTAAGTAGAAAAAGAATGGTAGATATTATTGAAACAACACTACAAAAGTTTTCTAATGTCTTTGGTACTGGTAGAAAAGTTGATATAAAAGGAAATGAGGAAGATGGAGAAAACTAAATTAATCCTGGAACCAATTTCAAATGGTAAGGCAATTTTGCTAGAAGAGTATGTTTATGATATAAATGGGTACTTGATAAGAGTACCCAAATCTTTTATAACAGATGGGGCATCAGTGCCTCATTCTTTACAATGGTTATATAATCCTTATGGCAAATATATTAATGCTGCAGTTATCCACGATTATTTATATAGTTCTTATAACAATACTGGAATTAATCGTACCTTGGCAGATAAGATATTTAAACACATTATGAAAGAAACAGGTGTTGATGATAGAACTATAAGAAGATTTTATATAGCTGTCAGATGTTTTGGTGAAACATCTTGGAAACATAAACTACAAAATGAAGGTTATAAAGATAGAGCCATTGTAGACAAGACAAAGGAGGCTAAGGAATATTATAATTTTTGGGATAAGATATTAGGATTGTAGGTGGTGTGCATGGAAAAAACTTTACTAGAATATGGTGTAGTAGGTGCTATTTTACTATATTTTCTATGGAAAGATAGTAAGACATTTGAAATTTATAGAACTACTATGCAGAAGATAGTAGATCAGTTGGAAGCAATGCAAAAGGATCAATCAGAATTAAAAAAAGATATGGAGGAGATTAAAAAAATCATAAAATAATGGGTAGGAAAAAATCCTACCCTCTTTTTTTATTGCTTAAAATATAGAATTTATCGATAATTAGAAAAAAAATAAAAAAATATAAAAAAAAGTGTTGACATACTTGTACAAGTATGATATTATAGAAGTACCTCGAAGGAAGGAGGTGATAAAATGAAAATCAAATTTATAATTGTAATTGGTTCTTGGCAGTTCTCGATTACAATTACTAAAAAAGATAAGTAATTTATCCCCCTCTCCCAGAGGGGTAAACTAAGAATGATATGATCTTAGCTTCAGCTACTTAGATTATATCACTTCTTAAATAAAAAATCAAGGAGTGATGAAAAATGAAAGTAACAAGAAGAGCAATTTTAAAAGCGTTAGAAAATAAGGCGTTAAAAATAGTATGCACTCACTTAGATAGCGGGTACTGCTCTCAAGTAAAAACACCGTTTGAAGTAACAGGAGATTATAGAGAACACTTAATCAGAATGTATAATCAAAATAATAAAATGTTTAGAGTTTATAACAATAATGAATTTAGTTGTTTATACGATAATTATATTATAATAGAGGGGTAAAAAGCCCCTCCAAATATAAGGAGGATAAAATGGAAGAAAAAAAAAGAAAGGGCTATAAAACCCAGGAGCAGCAGAATGAAGCCAATAAGAGATATAGAGCTACAGAAGAAGGAAAAAAGAATACAAAGCATAGTACTTATAAAAGTCGTGCTAAAGTTTTTATAAAAGAAATGGCAAGTTTTAAAGAGCTGGAAGAACTTAAAAAGTTAATAAAAGAAATGGAGGAATTGAAAATGAAAGAATTAAAAAAATTATATGCTGAATGGAGAAAAGTAAGTGAAGAAATGTTAGAAGATGGATTTAAAGGTTCTGTAGACTGTGGAGATAAAGCAGTAAGAGAAGATTTCAGCAACTATGCAGAACTTTCAGAAACAATAAGTTTCGAGGATATGCTTGAACTAGAAAAAAAATATAATAAAAAAGAGCAGGATTAATTTCCTGCTTTTTTGTTATAAAATTTTAAAAAGTGTTATCTAACATCTGTTATATTTGAATTAATCTAAATTAGATTAAATTTGGTGCAAACAAAGTGCAAACAAAAAAAGTATAAGAATACAAAAAAGCCCTCAACTTTTTTCAAGTTCGGGCTTTTTTGTAGAAATTAAACTATAATTAAGGAAACGATACA